GCTTGACAAGCTATACCCGGATAAATGTCCATTGTTGACAGACGACGATAGAATGGTATGGTTTAAGGTAGGACAACGTAGTGTAATTAATTACTTACAACAAATATACGACGAACAACTTCAAGACAATATTATAACCAAGGACTAATTATGTGTTTCGGCGGATCATCAGCACCACCTCCACCCCCTCCTCCACCTCCACCACCTCCACCCCCAACAGCTACAGCAGTTAGAGCGGAACCTACAAAGGCAAGAGCAGCACGTGGACAACAGCGTAAGCGTGGAACAAGAACGTTAACAGTAAGTCGTCGTCCTTCCCTTGGTATGCAACCCGGACAAACAGGAGTACAATTAACATCATGATTATAGGATTAGATAAACTTACGTTATTAGACGGTGTGGTTGCTAACGGTGCTGGCAGTGCTGTTGGAGCTGAGCGTTCTAAAGGATGGACATTTGTTATTGAGTCTGAATCAGTAACTACTGGTGCTACCGTTGCTGTTGAAGCATATATCGGTGGAGCTTGGAGAACAATTGATAGTCGTTCCGTAACATCTTCTGGTAACATTATGATAAGAGATGAGTACGGACACTACGAAAAGATCAGAGCTTCAGTGTCAAGTCGTACTGACGGAACTTACAGCGTCTACGCTACAGGCACTACCTCTTCTCTTTAATGTCTCTTGTTGCGGTAAACATACCACCTCCTTCTGAGGTACAAACTAGCAGTGAGTTCTTGGCTCCGCAGTTTGGTACAAGCTTTCCGTTGGATTTGTTTGACGCTACATTCCAAGCTTACTACGACACACAAGCAAACATAGAAGCTAGGTCAGGCGATCCAGTCGGTACAATTTATATGGCATCTGATGTTGTACGATTGTATGTATACGACGGAGCTAACTGGCAATACTACACAGGAACTTAATAGATGAACGAGACAGCACAGGGTTTATATCACAGCTTAGAGAATCAACGTTGGTCGTTCTTAGATCGTGGTCGTACATCATCTGAGTTAACACTACCGTATGTCCTACCACCTGACGGTCACAGTTTTGCTACTAAGTATTACACACCCTATCAAGGCATCGGAGCACGTGGTGTTCTTAATCTATCGTCTAAACTTTTACTTGCCCTACTACCACCTAACGCTCCGTTCTTTCGGTTGGTCATAGATCGCTACGAATTAGATAAAGCAAAAGCTGAACTAGGACCAGAGGGAGCGGAGCAGTTACGGACAGACTTAGAGAAAGCACTGGCTGATGTTGAGCGTAGTGTATCACAGGAAGTAGAAGTACAGAACTTCAGGAACGGTATCTTCCAAGCACTCAAGAATCTTCTTATCAGTGGTAACAGTCTGTTGTACTTACCTGATGAAGGAGGCATGAGAGTGTTTCGTTTGGATCGTTACGTTGTTAAGCGTGATCCAATGGGTAACGTTACACACATAGCAGTCAAAGAAACGGTAGCACCTATGATGTTACCTGAGAGTGTTCGTGAAGAAGTGTACCGTGAAGAGAAAGAGAACACCTGCGATCTGTACACATCTATCGTTAGAGAGGGAGACAAGTTTAATGTACAACAAGACGTCAAAGGTATCGTTATTGAGGAGAGCATCGGATCGTATCCAGTAGAGAAGTCTCCTTGGTTACCGTTGCGTTACACACAGATAGACGGAGAAGACTACGGACGTGGGTTCGTTGAGGAATACATCGGTGATATCAAGTCGTTGGAAGCTCTGACTAAAGCTATCGTCGAGGGTAGTGCAGCAGCAGCTAAAGTATTGTTCATGGTTAATCCTAACGGTACAACACGTTCACGTACACTGGCTGAAGCTCCTAACGGTGCTATCGTACAAGGGTCTGAAGGAGATGTATCTGTATTACAACTGAATAAATTTAATGACTTCCGTACTGCTCAAGCAACAATGCAAGGGATTACGGATCGTTTGTCACAAGCCTTTCTACTGACATCAGGGGTTGTTAGAGATGCCGAGAGAGTGACCGCTGAGGAGATAAGGATGCTCAGTCAAGAACTGGAAGCTGCCCTTGGCGGTCTCTACTCTCTCTTATCACAGGAACTACAACTACCAATCGTCAGTCGTCTGATGGATCGTATGTCCAAGGACAAGCGTCTGCCTAAGCTACCTAAAGATATTGTTAAACCTACTATCGTTACTGGTGTTGAAGCACTTGGTCGTGGTAATGATTTACAACGTCTAGACTTATTCTTGGCAGGAGCTAATCAGGTAGTAGGACCACAAGCAGTGACACAGTATCTTAATGTTAGTGATTACTTTAAACGTCGTGCTACTGCTCTTGGTATAGAAACTGAGGGACTGATCAAGACGGAAGAAGAAATTCAACAAGCTATGCAGCAAGCACAACAACAAGAGATGATGATGAAGTTGGGTAGTCCTGCTGTAGCACCTGCTATCAATGCTGCACAGGAGCAGTACATGGCACAACAAGAACCACCACCCGAAGAGTAAACTATCATGGCTGAATTACACCGAGTAGAGATAAATGAAAAAGCACCGAATGAGATCGAACCCGTTGACGAAGCGGTTGAAACTCCTGAAGTTCAACAAACGGAACCTGAAGCTGAGGAAACAACGCAACGTCCTGAATGGCTTCCTGAAAAGTTTGAATCAGCGGAGGACATGGCTAAGTCATATGCGGAGCTTGAGAAAAGAATGGGACAAGGGACAAAAGAAGTTGAAGAAACTGAACAACCCGAAGAACCACAACAAGAAGAACAACAAGATGATGACAACAAAGAAGAAGCTGGTGATTATAATGAAGCTGTTGTGGAAGCTAGTAAGGAGTTCTTTGCTAATGACGGTCAACTGTCTGAAGAAACTTATAAGAAACTTGAAGAAGTAGGATTGCCACGTGATCTCGTCGATAGTTACGCAGCTGGTCAACAAGCTCTCATGCAAGGAGAAGAAGCAGAGATCAAAGGAGTTGCAGGTGGTCAATACGATCAAATGGCTGAATGGGCAAACGAACAGTTACCGCAGGAAGAGATCGACGCATTTGACGAAGCTGTTACGGGAGGCACGGTCAGCCAAGCGAAGTTAGCAGTGCAAGGATTGTACGCTAGGTATCAAAACGCTACAGGTGCAACACAACCTAAGCTGGTACAGGGAGCAGTAAGCGGTACATCTACTATGCCTTTTAAGAGTATGCAAGAACTAGCACGTGCACAGTCAGACCCACGTTATCGTAGTGGTGACAAAGCATATCATCAAGAGATTGACAGACGGCTCGCTGTGAGTAATATTTAACTTTCATAATTAATGTGTGTGTGAAGATGCCTTGGGCATTCCTATGGGTTTTCTCCCTTGTATCGGTTTCAGGGAGTTTTTAAGGAGTGCCTCAAGGCATCTTTTTTCTTTGCTTAGGTAGTCGTTGGTTACTATGATTAAGAATATGGCAGCAGAGATAGGAGAAAACGTACAGGTCAAAGCTAACCTAGCATTCATGGCGAAAGTCATAGCTATTGTTGGGACGTGTGTCTGGGGATACAGTGTTGTTTGGAATAAGCTGATGGTATTAGATAGCAGCTTAGACCGGGTACAACACGAAGGTACGCTATTGGGTGATTTGTCAGCACGGATGATGCATCTTGAGAAGTTTGCTGAACAATCCAAAGCAGACCTTAATCATCTGTTGGAGATGCAAGACGCTCCGATAACCTCTGACCATCAACAGTTTGAGAGATTAAAATACTTGGAGAAAGAGTTGGACAGACTACGGGATAAAGTAGAGAAGTGAGATGGGTGAACTCCTTATGTTATTCATTACGGGTGGGGGCAGCACGGCTATGGGTGCTATTCTCAAGGGTGTGTTTGGGTATGTATTTGAAGCTCGTCAACAAAAGCACGATATTGAAATGGCGAGAGAGGCTCGTGCAAATGATAATTTTCTTAGACTCCAAGCTGAACTCGTTAAAGCAGGTACTTCTGAATTTGTTTCTTATACTCGTCGTTGTCTTGCTGTTATCGGGGTGTCTACGCTCTGCTCATGTATCATCTTATGTACCCTTTATCCCAACGCAGAAATCCTTACAGTCACAAACGCAGACGGAGAAGGGTACAATGAAATCCTCTTCGGACTCTTCAAATGGCAAGCAGCTCAAAAGCCGATCACTATTTCTTCTGGACACATCAGCCTTATGGGATGCACAGTAAT